TTCTGAAGTTTCGGTGCCCATGGCAACGTCAACGCCATACTGACCTTGACCGCCACCAGCGTCATTAAGAACAGCAGGGTTGTCGCCTGAAACTGAAAGTGATGCAGAAGGATCAGTACCAGCAGCACCGGACTGACCAGTTTTAACTTCGTTAAAGAAGGTCTCGTCGTTTGCGACTGCCTGACCATCATACTTCGCACGCATTGCGAAGATGAGTCCGGTAGGACCAGACATTGGTTGAACGCCAGCAAGGTCATATGCGACCAAGTTGGGCATTGCACGTCTGATCAATGAGATCAGAACGGGGTCGAAACCAGCAACAGGACCAACAGCAGCAGCGCCAGAACTGAAACCAGAAGCACCAACGCCTGCACCAGCAGCAGCGTTAGAACCAGTGCTCATCGTTGGAATTGCTTCAGACAGGATCTGACGCTCTTCGCGAATTACACGCTCTTGGTTTTCGAGCAGGATAGAAGTGACAGCTTTCTTGTAGTTATCTTCGATTGAGGAAGATCGCCATGGTCAAGAACAGGTGCCCACTTTTCCTGGAGGTGTTGGGACATGCCTAACATTTTTGTTTCTCCGATTTAAAAGTAAGTGGTTAAAATTTAATTAATTCCCGTAGCGGGAGATTGCGTTGACATACGCAGACATCGAACCCTCTACAGGGGATGCAACTTCACCAGTTGCAATGTCTTCCTTCAGTTCTACCTTTGCCTTAGGGAAATAATTTTCCTTAATGGTTTCTAGTTTTGACTTAAAGGACTCCTTAGATTCAAACTCAACGCCTTCAGCAAGGGAAGCGAACTTCTCTGCTTGGGTGTCGGCAAGACCTTTGGAAACTTCGGTAACAATTGACTCTTTAACAAAAGAGTTTACTGTACCGTTGAGTGACATATTGGTTTCAATTTGCTCATTGAGCTTTGCTTCCATTTCATCAAGTTTGTCTGTCATCTCTTGCATAACATCATATTTTTCTTCAGGGAGTTGTACATGATTTTCTTCAAAAAGTGACTCATACCCTTCATCAGGGAATCTGCCATTTCAATTTTGATGCCGTTGTGGAGTTCGATTTGATTCTCTTTCTTCCACTCTTCGGCAACATAGTTGAGGAACTTGTCCATTTTCTCAGCAAGTTCCGACTTAACGGTTTCGACTTGCTCAGTAAGACGTACCTCGAATGACTCTTCAATCTTCTTAGTTTCTTCAGCAAGTTTTGACTTGACTGCTGCTTCAAAGATTGTTCTGGTCTTTGCTTTGAACTCTTCGGAAAGTTCTTCGCCAGCGATCAGAGCATTTACATCCTCTTCAACACTGAACTCTGCCTCAACTTCAGTAGTTTCAGCAACTACTTCTTCGGTTGACTCCTCTTCTTCCTTGAGTTTAGCAGGGGCAGAATCACCTGGTTTAGCGCCTTTAGTGTTAACGTCGCTAACTTTAGATGTACCCTTGTTCTCAATTTTAGATGAGTTGTCGTCCTGCTTATAGTTCTGGTTGGTAGGACCACCCAGATTGTCCTTAGCAGTATCTTGAGGAGCAGGGATAGTAGCAGCTACCATGCCATCTGCTTTACCGGCACCATCAGTCGGCGCTTTCTCCTCAAGAGTTTCTTCTGTGAAACTTTTAAATTTCTGGTCAACTGATGCTGACATGTGCTATTTCTCCTTAATATAATCTTTAAAGTTGTGCTATAGTTTATTTATACATTACAATCCTTTTAAGAATTGTTCAAACGCGGAAACCTTGCGCTCTTGAATGTTGTATAATGTTGCGGAGTCCAATTGTTTTTTAATTGAACTGATATAACGTTCAGTAAGAATTCCATTATTCCATACCCATTCTTTACCTTCCATAATACCTTCAACGAAAGCATCAGGGGCAGAAGGATCTGCTACGATATCAGCAGCAGTGGCAAGCATAAAGTCATCACGAACATAGGATGCACCATTCTTTTCAGTAATTGATCCAATCCCACGTGATGAAACACCTAACTTAACTCCTTCGTCAATTAAATTCTTGGCAATTTTACCCATAGGGGTGTCAAGAATTTTTGCCTTTCCAATAAAATTATGTCCTTCTTTTTGAAGTGAAATAATTTTATGAGATACGCGATCTAAATTAACTGTGGGTCCCTCAGGATGTCCGAGTTCACCGAGAGCACGATCTTTAGAAATATATGATTCAGAGTAACGACCGACTTCTTTTTCAAGAACGTCCATCGAATAAACTCTGTTATTCCTATTTTTAATATCTGCTTGTAGAAAAACTCCTTCGATGAAGTGGGTCTTTTTAGATCCACTTTCTTCAATAAGAAATTCTACAGCGTCAATCTGTTCCGTTATCAGTTTCATCTTCGGTCTGTTCGGGTTCGTTTTCTAAATGGTTGAACATGTCTGCACCTACCTTTTCTTTTTCAAGAGTAAGGATGGATGCTGCTTTATTCATAATCATATCTTTGACAGCATCAGAAGCATCAGCAAGTTGATCCTTCATAATCATGTCAACAATTTTAGTAGGTTCCATAATTTAACCTCGTATTATTTAGTGTTTGAGTTTCCTGACGGGGCAGGAGGGTTTTTCAAATTGTCCAAGTTAACCTTTTGAGTTTCCATGTCCAGTTCTGCAGTTTGCTTATCTTGAGCAACTGTATCAAGTGGATCAATTACTTGACCCGCTTTGATTTCATTATTTATTTGTTCTTGCATCTCTTCAATTTCTTGCTCAGTGAAGTGCAAGAGTTGACGCATAACATAATCTTGCGAGAAGTACTTGCCAACATAAAGATCTACTTTGTCAAGAACTTCCATTTTCTTCTCCATCAATTCAAGATTAGCAAGTTCAGTAAATTGATTATCATAAAGATAATCATACTGAATGTGCTCTTTCATATCTTCCCAATCTTCAACTGTGATTACACCTTTAAGGATCAGTTGTGTTTTGAGGAGATCGTGTAGAAGATCAGAGAATTTTTTACGTAGACGACCTACAAATTTTGTAAATTTAATTTCGTCTCTATTAATCTCTTCTGATTTACCTAGATCAAATGACTTATCACTTTCCAATCTAGAAGGAGGAACGTTAAGTGCCTTATAGAGTTGAGTTTGAAAATACTTAATGTCAGTTAATTCACCAAGGTTTTGTCCACCAGGTAGTGTAGTAATTTCAGTACCACGACCACCTTCACGACGAGGCAACCAGAAGTCCTCAAGCATACTCATATGCTTTTTGTCATCACGAATTTCTCCAGTACTGGAGTCATATACCATCTTATTTCTATAGCGTGACATCACATCACGTAGGTATTGTTCCGCTTTAATTTTAGGAAGATTGCCAACATCGATGTAAAAAATTCTACGCTCAGGTGCTCTTGACAATCTATAGATGACAATGCTATCTTCAAGCATTCTCAACTGATTAAGGAACTTAATTGCTTTATGCAAATAACTCAGGGTCATATTTCTACCCTGATCTACAATTCCAGATGCTACGTATGTAATAGCATCCTTTGCAATTTTAATTCCTTGGTTAGTATTGTTTACACCCTTAGCATTGTAAACAAAAAATTCTGTGACTTTACCGTAGTCGTACTTGTTAAATTGATCTGCGTCTACTGCTGGTTTTTCTATCAGACGTACTTTCTTAATTTTAAGAGGATCAATATAACGTAGTTCTAATAAACCTTTTGAAGGATCTTCTAAATCGATAACTTTATGATAGAATAATCTGCCATCGACGTACCAACGTCTAAAAATTTGATGTGCAGATTTATCAAAATCTAAGAGACGTTTGACATGATCAAACTCTTCTCTCATCCTATTTTTGATGGACTCCGATACTTCTAAGTTTGACAGTTCTAATTCTACTGGACTGTCATCTTGATCAGTAACGATTGCCTCGTTTGTTACATCTTCAATTGCACTGTCCACTTCAGGGGCAAGTGCCATTTCTCTATAACGACGAATGAGATTAATCTCATCACGCTTCTTTGTATCATCAAGATCTACATAGTGACCAAACCATCCACCATACGGAGTAATAGTGGATGATGCATCATTATCAGTGGGGGGTACAGGGGACGTAGCCGCCTTCGCCCCCTTTTTGAGATCTTCCGCTGTAATTGAAAATCCAAACAGTTCTGCCATGCCAAATATATAAAAATTAAGCGTTGCTACTATTTAGCGATCTTCAAGAAGTAAGATCTCCAGAACCAACTGCAAAGTCCTTAGAACCAACATCCATGTACTGGTATTGGAACTCAACATCAAATTCTTCAATTTGATCATTGCTGTCATATGCAAGGTTAATTGCACCGACATTGGTTGGCCAAGCACCTACTAATTTATACTCACGCAAGACATCTGTGGTAGTGTCTTTTGCTTTTTGTTGAACAACTAGATCAGTAAAGTATGATCCAGTTCCACCGATAGCACCGAAGTCAAGCGTACCAATGTTTTCATCAGTTTTGTTTGCGGCATTAATCCACAATTCAAATGCTTGTCTAAGGTTGAAATCTGCAGTGTTGTAGAACGTTGCAGTCCATGCATCGAAGGTTCTGTCGCCAGGAATCTTAAGGAAGCGACCTCGGAAAGGTACTTCAATAAGACCTTGTGTGCTAGCAGGAAGTGCAGCAGATCTGCAGAGGAATGAGGAAAGTCCCTCTAAACTATTACTTCCTGAACCCTGACCACCATTTTGTCCAAGGATGGTAGGGAAGTTAATCTGAACATTAAATAGGTTAGGGCGAACGCCGCCCTTCAAAGTATTTTTAAAATCCTCAATCTTACGTGTTGCCATTGTTCTTAAATCTCCCGTGGATTAGTTATTATTTTGCGATGACTTCGGAGAAGTCGATACCTGTCCTCGTTGCAGTGAACGTTAACGTGATGAAGTTAATCGAACGTGCAGGTTGGATATAAATTTCAGCGAAAAACTCATTTGAGTCAATAACAGCAGGAGTGTTATTGGTTGCATCACATACCACTAAGAAATCAGTAATACCTCTTCTGGATTGAACGTCGCGGAGGAAGGGTTCGACGATTGCTCTGAATACACCTCTAGTAACTTCATCATTAATTTCAAAAAGTTGTGCCTTAGCTGCTTGTTCGATTGCTCTTTCGACAGTAAGGAATAATTTACGAACGTTAATTCTATCAAATGCAGATGGTGTAGAAAGTGCGGTCTTGTCTCCGAAGAGGACTGCACCTTGACCAGGGAAGGTTACGATAGGATTAATTCTATTTGCATAGAGTTCATCTCTATCTGCCTTACTTGGATTCCAAGCAAGTTTTGCCAAGTTACGGATGCCACCTCTAGAGAATCCAGCAGGTGAGAACCATGGTTCGTTTCTGATTGCAGTATCTGCTACCAAACCAGCAACGTCAGTGTTACAAGGAATATACTTGTAAACATCGTTCCAACGATCATAGATGTACTTATAGTTACCATCAAGAACGAGGTAAGAATTACTAGAAACGTCAGAGAAGAATGCCTTTAGATTAGTACGAATGTCGTTATTACTTTGTACTGTTCCATCAGCAGCAATAATATTACCTTTATGTGCAGAACCGAATGCCATGCAATCTTTTCTTTGTGCAGCAATAGATGCAATATTATTGAGTTTCTCCTTAGTGTTTAACTCAGTTGTACTTTCTGGACCCATCAAAATATAATCGATGGTTACTTGCTCTACATCTCTGAAGAGATCGTATGCAGCATTAAGATCACCAACACTAACATTGTATTGGTTAGTGCCCGTAGAGTAGTTTACTCCATTTGCTAAAGAATAATCAGTAGCACCTTTTGGTTCAAACCCTAAAGGAGAAGTTTTGGTTTGATATTCAAAAAGAGTATCTCCAACATAAGCATAATTAGATGAATCTGAAATTACTCTCTTGTAGAAATTAGCACCACCTTGTGGTCCTTTTCCATCAGTTGCTTTAGAAAGATATGTGTACTGTTCAATTACACTATCTCTTGTTCCACTTACTGCACCAGTCGTGTCAACGATGGCAACGTGAATTGCATCCCAAACTCTTCCACTGCCGTAGAAATCAGTAGCATCTGCTGTTGCTTTTGGTCTTGCAGCAATAGAACTCCACTTAAGAGAAGAATTTGCATGAAGAGTTTTATTATCATACCATGCATCGCCAGATGCAACACTTTCAATTGTGCTCGTACCTGAAGAACCTATAGATACTGAATTTGCAGCATCAAACATCTGTGATGCTGATGGATTATTTTCATAAGCATCGTTGTTAGCAGTATCTAAGATAACTACATGAACAACAGTTTTATCAGATGCGTTGGTAGTGACATCAATAATTTTACCTTTCTTAGAACCAATAGTTACAAACTCACCAACATTAGTATTTGATTCAGTTGCGGGTGAACCAGTAGTGAGAATTAGTGACTGTTGTGGACCAAAGTCAACCGTACAAATTTTTAAATCGTTTGACCATGAACCTGCAGTTCTACCTGCATAGATCCAACCACTAACATTACCTGAGTATGATGCATTATAAACTTCGTTGTTAGCGATTTTAATTGGATCAGCAGAAATGGTTGCAGTTGCAGTTGCAGTTAAACCAGGTGCTGCAATAACAGTAGATATGCCACTGAAATTAGTAAACTCACCAAAGTTAGTGACGGCAATGCCAGTGGCAATACCTGAATTATCAATAACTAAAGTTCCAGAATATGCACTATTTGCTTGACCGCCGTCAACGTTTACTGAATATGTACCTGTAGGATCGTAGTTACTTCCACCAGAAATAAGAGTAACTACGACACCAGCAGGTGCAGAAATTGCAATTGTTGGTGCAGTTGAGTAGTTAGACCCACCACTAATAGAAAGAGAAGTGATTTGACCGTCTGTAATTACTGGAGTTACTACAACAGTTGAAGAATCACCACCACCACCAGTAATAGTGAAATCACTATTGGTGAGAGAAGTATATCCTGTACCTGCGTCAGTGATCGTAAGTGTTCCTGTTAAGGTATTATCACCAGCAATGTTTGATCCACTGGCAGTTGCAGTTGCAGTGGTTCCTTGAGCAGCGTTTGCAATAGCGGTTGATCCAACTGCAGCGATGGTAACTGCGGGGGCAGTTTGATAACCATTACCTGCTTGGGTAATGACAATGCTGTCTACTTTACCATTAGCATCGATAGTAGCAGTACCTTCTGCAATAACGCCACCAGCAGGTGGAGCAGCAAAAGTTACGGCAGGATTGCTTACATACTTACCGTTTGTGTCAGGATTATTAACGGTTACTGCAGTAACTGCATTTCCAACTCTGGCAACAGAATTTTTAAGATCTGCGTCATCTGCTCTAACTATAGAAAGAGTTCCGCCGTAGTTTAAGTAATTAATTGCAGAAAGAACGTAATCTGAATTATACTCGTTAGGTTCACCAAAAACTGAAATTAATTCTGCTTCCGAACTAATTGTAACTGGTGCGCCTAATTCACCCTTTGGGAATGGTCCTGCGAAAGCAGCAACGTTTGCATTAGCAATACTTGCTCTTCCGTTGGTAAGATCCTTTTCCCTAATAACAACGCCTGGTGAGCGTAATTGTGCCATCTGTATCTCCTAACAAATATGTCGAATTGTCTAAGATTATTTATTATTTTGACACTTTCAAAGGGGGAAACAATGCATGAACTCTTTACCAGTCAGGGTATACATCTTTTATTCTTGGAACTGGATTATATGGCATATCTACTTTATCTCTTCTAGTTTTAGTCACTCTTTTTTTCGTACAATCTTTACATTCGTAAGAATATGCTGATGGAAATCCTTTTTTATTTTTACGTATTAAATAAAAATCTGTTAACAGATCTTTTTTAGTGTGACAAGTTCTACACTGCCTTTCGTTGAAGAGTAGATGTCCCAACTCAAACTCTTCATCAAATTTCATCATCTATACTCCCACATGTGACTCATCTCTCCATACTCACTACCGTTATATGAACCCTGTCCATTGTCTGCAATATACCA